GGCCAAGCTGGCTAACCAGAAACAGGAGATGGATAATCTCTTTGGAATGCAGATGACTGCGCCTGCCGACTATCAACCAAAAACACAGGTAAAGAAGAAAGTGGTTGTTCAGTCTCCTGAAGATATTATGGCTATTGTTGCCTTCTGGTGGTCACAAGAAGGATGTGGTAAGACTGTAGCAGAACTCAGTAAGGAGTTTAAGAAGCAGATTACCTACGCCAACACAGCGGCCAACAGTAAAGATAACCCTGTATTCATTTCCAATCTTCGTTATGAGGATGATGTAAAAGCAAAATAGTATGAGCCACAATCCGGATACATATTACAGCCGTACTGAGGTTAGTAACTCTGACCTCACGGCTTTAAAAGATCTCCTCCATCCGGTGCCTATGCCTCCGGGGGTCAGGGAGAGGGCGTTCCGCTTTGGATCGCTCGTCGATGCCATCATCACGGAACCGGATAGAGTGAATTATTATCAGCTTACTGTGGACGATGAGCAATACACCGACGATGAGTTTCGACATGCAAAGGAGATGTACCGCTCCCTGCGCATGACTGCAAGACATGATTCATTTCTCGCAAAGGTGTTGGACGAAGCGGAGACTCAATGGTTCATGGTCAACCAAGCACAACGATTTGAGTATGGTAGTTTTCCATTCACACTCGATACCCGGTGCAAATGGGACTGGTGGTTGCCTAAGTTCAACTTTGGCGGGGACCTCAAAACCTGTGCTGCGACCACTCAAAGAGAATTTGATGATGCCATTGATTTCTTTGATTGGGACCGCTCGCGCGCCTGGTACATGGATGTCGCACATTCCGATTGCGATTTCATCTATGCTATCAGCAAAAAGAATTGCAACGTGTTCACCACTCGCATTCGCCGTGATGACCCGGTGTATCTCCGTGGACGTGATAAGTATCTAGAGTTAGCATTTCAATATTGGTGTCTGGTATGAAAGAATTGAAACATAATCTTAGAGTGGAGCCTTACGAATATCAGAAGGAAGGTATCTTGTTCGGACTTGACCGGCGCCGCATATTGATTGGCGATGAACCCGGTCTTGGTAAGACGTTACAGTCCATCGGTATCGTTGACACAGCAGGTGCTTATCCATGCCTTGTGATTTGTCCTTCTTCACTCAAGATTAATTGGCAGCGTGAGTTTGAGAAATTCACCAGCCGCAAAGCACTCGTTCTGGACAATGCCACACGTACTTCATGGCCCTATCTGCTTGGCATGGGCATGTTCAATGTGGCGATTGTCAACTATGAGAGCCTTAAGAAGTTCTTCGTCTGGGACATCAAGGGTGGTAAGACCTTCATGCTGAAGGATGTTGTGTTCAATCGGGATATAAACATCTTCAAGTCTGTAATCATGGACGAGTCTCACCGGCTTAAGGATCCTACGGCGCAACAAACCATGTTCACACGTGGTATCGTTGAGGGAAAGGAATGGAGAATACTGCTCTCCGGAACACCGGTTGTCAATCATGCACAAGACCTCGTGGCACAGTTGGCCATCATGGGGCGTTTGGTTTCTGACTTCGGTGGCCGTGGTAAGTTCATTGCTGAGTATGGCGACAACGAGAACCTTTCCGAACTGTCCGACAAGTTGTATTCCTCGTGCATGATACGTCGCGAAAAGTCGAAGGTGCTTACCCAGCTCCCGGACAAACAGCGTACCGACCTCCATGTGGAAATATCCAACCGTGAAGAGTATGACGCCGCTGCCACTGACCTCGCTGCTTATCTGCGTGAATACATCGGTTGCACTGACCGTGAGATTCGTCGCAAGATGCGTATGAAAGCGCTCGTGGAGTTTATGACGCTTCGCTCACTGGCCTCTAAGGGGAAAGTGAAACAGGCTACGGACTTCATACGCAACTTCCTGGCGAATGGTAAACCGTTGATTGTGTTCTGCTCTCTGAAGGAGATTGTCAAGGAGTTGCAGAAACAGTTCCCGGATGCCGTCCGTGTGACAGGCGATGACAGCATGCAAGAGAAACAGGCCTCTGTTGATGCATTTCAGTCCGGACAGGCACAATTGATCATCTGCTCCATCAAAGCTGCCGGTGTGGGACTGACACTCACCGCATCATCCAACGTGGCTTTTGTGGAGTTCCCTTGGACCTATGCCGACTGCTGTCAGTGCGAGGATCGTGCTCACCGCATTGGGCAAAAGGATAATGTGAATTGCTATTATCTTATCGGTCGTAACACCATAGACCCGGTGTTATACCGCATCATCCATAAGAAGCGAAGCATCGCCAATCAGATTATGGCTTCTGAGGATGATATTCCTACCGATGAGATGTATTTTGATGAACTTGTAAACAACTTCCTCAACGATGATGGTATATGAAGTCAATTGCAAACTCAGATTACTCTCTGCTGATAGAAAAGTTACCTATTCTGCTCCAACGAGCAAAAGGAAATATCCAGCAGGACGATCTAAAAGCTATCAACGCCCATCGGCGTCTGACGCTATTATTAAAACGGCTAATAAAGCAACAACTAAAAAATAAAGAAAATGACAAAGAAAGAAATTGCAGCTGCTCTATGTGAGCGTATTCCGGAACTCCAGAAAGCTGTTGCCCTCCGCACGGTTGAGGGCGTGACTGAGATTATCGCCGGCGCTTTGGCGAATGGCGAGAGTGTACACTTCCGTGGCTTCGGTGCCTTGGAACCAAAGATGGTAAAGGAGAAGAAGGCTCGTAACATCAACACAGGCGATGTGATTACCGTCCCTGCTACTCGTACAGTGAGATTCCGTATTTACACACAACTTAAAAATCGTATCAACAATGGAACAGTGGATTGAAGTGAAAGTACGTTCTGAGAAAATGACGGAAACAGGAAAAACAGTGAAAGTAACAGAACCTTATCTCGTGGATGCACTCTCTTGCACCGAGGCCGAGGCTCGTGTTATCGAAGAGGTGTCACCGTTAATCAGCGGTGAGTTCAACGTTCTCAACGTCGGCAAGACAAAAATCTCCGAGATCTTCTGGAATGAGAGTGCCGATAAGTTCTACAAGGTAAAAGTAAACTTCCTCACCATTGATGAGAAGAGCGGCGCCGATAAGCGTTCAGCGTCTTACATCCTGGTGCAGGCATCTACCTTCGACGACGCGGTTGCTGCGTTCCATAAAGGAATGAAAGGTACCATGGCCGACTATGAGATTGAGTCGATTGCCGAGACTAAGATTATTGATGTGTACAAATACAAAGCAGGAGATTCAAATGACAATTGACGAATATAAGGCAATGCTCGCTGCACCTGTCAAGAAGAGCAAGTATGGTGCGGTAAAGTCCGGCGGTTACGACTCAAAGAAGGAACACAGTCGCGCCATTGCACTGAAGCAGATGCAGTGGGCCGGTCTTATATCCAATCTTCGTGAACAAGTGAAGTATGTGCTCATTCCTACCCAACGAGATGACCAAGGGAATCTCCTGGAGAAGGAATGCTCCTATCGAGCTGATTTCGTCTATGACAAGGACGGCAAAACAATTATCGAAGATACCAAAGGAATGCGAACTCCGGAATATATCATCAAACGAAAGTTGATGCTACACGTACACGGAATTATTATCAATGAGATTTAAACAATACCAATTACACATCATGGCACGAATTGCTAAGTCGGGGCTTGAATATTTCCCCTTCGACATAGATTCCTTTCAAGATATTCGCATACGCAAACTAATCAAGCGTCAAAGTGGCAAGGCTGTCACGGTATATGCTCTCCTGCTCTGTATGATCTACAAAGATGGGTACTACATGCAGTGGGATGAAGAGTTGCCTTTCATCTGCTCGGAACTTTCGGGCTTTGACGAGGCGTATATATCGGAAGTCATTAATACCTGCTTGGCGTTGGGGTTGTTTCACAAAGAATTGTTCGAGACAGAACACGTGCTAACCTCTAAAGGCATACAGACTCGCTACTGTAACATTCAACGCATGAACAAGCGCATGAGCCGTATTGATCGATACTCTCTGATAACAACCGAACGAAAAACTTCTGCTCCTGAACAAAAGGAGCCTCAACCTCAAGCTCAACCCATAGTAACGCCTAAACCGGAGTTGCCTCGTGTTGAGGTTGCGGCAAGCAACAACAACCAAAAGTGGCTCGAAGAGTTCTTTGGTGACGGGAAAAAAGAAAACCTCATGTTGCTATGTAAGAACTTTGGCTTGGGACCGGATGACATTCAACAGCTACACACGTTGGCTGATGCTGTTATCTCTGAATGGGA